TCGGAATTTTCGAACTCATACACTGGTGCTTCAAGTTCCATACGGAACCCAAGTTCAGCGTAGTATTCTACCTGTCCATCCAACCACTTACTTACACTCTCTCGCTCCATGAAGGTGATGCAGTCATCTCCATTATTACCTAAGCTCATCGTTGTCCCAGCCCGTTTGGCCCAACTATCAGACATCGCGCACATCAGTAGGCAATTGCCTAAAGACGTGTTCAGATCTCCAGAAGCTCGCGTACCATCGATTTCAAAACTTAACTTTCCATCGTCAAAGTACGCGGTGCCGACATTATGTAGTTGCTGTGATAGCAACCAAGACAGCTCAGGAAATCCCTCTTCAGAGGGACACTCCTCAGCGTTTTCACGCTGAACATCACGATAGGCCAAAAGGCATTCAGTGATGGAACCATCAAAATGTGGCATAAGGTAAAATAGATGCTCATACTCAAGTGCGACACGACTTACATGCATGTCAAACTTTTTCGCATCACCTCCAACAGCGACACAGTCACCAAATCGATCCCACATGCCCTTCAACTGGCTAGCTTGCTCGATAATATCAACTCCTTTGATAACGGTGACTTCTTGTCCCATTGCTGTTGCAATTGCTTGAAAATACTTCTTCTCATTAAACTTGAGATATTTCCCCAGCACTAGATTAAACTGTGCTTCACGGGGACTGATGCACCTCGGTGCCTTACTCAGATCTTGTTTCTCAAATTTCACAAAATTCTTCAGCCACGCGTCCTTCTTACTCAAACCATCACGGTGGTATTTCTCCTGAGCGCGCAAGTATGTCTTACGCTTGGGCCCCGTGTACGCATTCACCACCGAATAGGTGGTGGCGACGGGGGCCAAGTCTAAAGACTCCAATACACGCTCCATGAAGTTTACCAACTCCGGTTTCATAAAGGCATCATTCGTGACAGGGAGAGCGGGTTCAAATCCGTTCTCCGTTTTGCAAGTGAAGTAGCGTTCAGCGAACGCCCTGTAACCATTGTCCAAATTGTTGTTATACACTCCCAACTTGGAAGGCGGTGCAAGTCCAGGTAACTTGTACCACCGACGTATCCGATGAATATTCCCGTTGCGTCTTATTCTAAGACCTACAGGGCGGACCTCGGAAACTGAG